GCTATAACTTTTTCGGTAATGCCGCCAAGGGCTACACCGCATTAAAAGATGACGATCTGGTTACCTACGAAATGCTCATGGGTGGGGGCGCGTTCAGATTTGGTTTTTACCATGACGATCCTAGATCGATAAGGATGATGCTTGATGCTGGAGTTGAAGAGAGCCGCATCTTAAACACAACAGCAAAGATACGAAGGAGCCTCCGTCCATTCTGGAAGTGGTACGCTGACATGGGAGATAGAATGGAGAACGCAAACAGAGCGTCTCTCTATATGCAGCGGAAGGAGGAAGTTGGACATCTTCAAGCATCTTTCGAAGCTAGAGACCTTCTTAACTTCTCATCTCATGGAAGATGGGTTGCTGTTCAGTGGTTGACCAGCATGATTCCGTTCCTCAACGCCAGATTGCAAGGTCTCGATAAGATGGTTAGAGCAGGTGAATCTGGGTCCAGAGCAAGGTTGTTATCTGTTGTTGGGACTGTGGTACTAGCAAGTATCCTTCTCCGTATGTCCTACGAAGACGATGAAGATTATGACAAACTAGAAGACTTCCAGAAAAATACATATTGGCCTATCAAGATTCCGGGCTCTAAGGACTTCTTCTTTCTGCCGAAGCCATTTGAAATAGGCGCTATAGCATCTGTTGGTGAAAGGATCACTGAGAACTTTATAAAAAAGATGGGGTCCGAAGCCTTTGGTGGCCCTAACCAGAACACAGCGTGGCTGTCTAAATACACATGGCACCAGATCGGAGAAATTATTTCTGATCAGTTAGCTGTTGATTGGAAGCCGCAGATAGCCAAGCCAGCTATAGAAATCTGGAGAAATAAAGACTCGTTTACAGATCGTTATATCGAGAACATATCTTGGCAGATGCTTACTGTTCCCAAATCAGAAAGGGTGAGAAAGTACAGTTCTGAATTTGCTATACGATCATCTTGGGCGATGGGTGAAGTCCTAGATTTAATAAACGCTAAAGATAGCGACCTTCACCTGTCACCAGTGCAAGTAGACCACCTTATAAAGGGGTATTTCGGGTGGCTTGGGGCTGTAACATCTGGGATGTTCGATGTACTCGGGGATGATGTCGATCCGCAGAAAAGGGTGGGTGAACTATTTGGATCATTTTATCACCGCAACCCTCGTGGGACCGATAAGTACATGACCCTGTTCTACGATCAGATGATGGAAATTGCCAAGCTGAAATCTCATTATGATTCGTACAAACGTAATCAGAAATACGCTGAAGCAATAGCCCTGCGAGACGAGAACATAGATGTCATGCGGTGGACTCGTAATTATGAGGCCGTTAGAGCTGAAATGGGACGAGCAAGGAAGAAGTTGGGCCGTGTGTGGGACGACAAAGATATGTCTCCCCTAGATAAAGAAAAAGAAATAGATCGCATAAACCAGTATATGGTCGATCTAGCTAAACGAACCGTTACTAGACGGGCTGAGTATGAGGCTAAACGAGGGATAATGCCAAGCCGGGCAAGCATTCCCAAAGCTGTTATTAGCCCTTAATGGAGGTGCTTCCCTTGAGACGTAAATTAGTGCAAACTACACTGGTATTATGGTTTATTACTATATTAGCAGGTTGTGAAACCATGACAAAGGTCGGAACAACTGGGGCCACAGCGGCAGTGGGAGCCGCAGTTGCTGGCCCGGCTGGTGCAGTAGGCGGGGCTATGGTTGGTGATGCGGCTGGTGAGTTAATCATTGGCCCAATCATGGGTCTAACTGGTAAGAAGAAAATGGTTGAAGAGAAGGTTGATTCAGTCTGGAGTTTACTTGCGCGGCTGGGAGAAGTAGCTGGCTGGGTAGTAGGAGCCATCATACTCTTGCCCTTATTAATCCCTCTACTAATAGGCTACATCATCCCATCGCCGGGTGATCGAAAACGGAGAAAGAAATGAAGTATCTGATTTTAGTCGGATTACTTATGGTCTCTGGGTGTGCGTATCAAAGCGCATTACATACTGGCGGCAACGCTTATACATTTAGGGTTGCCATTGACACATATGAGGAAGAGTAATGAGTAAGGTTATTCTCGCTCTCTTTGGTTTGATGTTTTTTGTTGGTTGCGGAACTGATGTAACTGTTAGCAGTGGAACGGATGTTTGCACTGGAACTGAGTGCGGCGAAAGTCATAATGACTCAGTAACAACGACGGATACTACTGATTGAAGAAATGTTTTCACCGGATATGCAAAATCGAATGGATCGACGCCGACGAGAAGTCAGGTTGGCTGGAGTATGGCTCCAAGGAAGAGTCAGAATCACCTTGGGTGATCTACACGATTGGCTATCTCGTCACTATACCAAAAACAAAAAAAGGGTTTTATGTCTTGGCAAATTCTCATCTACCAGACACAAACCAGTGGTCAGGAATCACTAGGATTCCCAAAGGCATGGTTCTCTCATTTGAGACTCTAATGAGTAGGGTGCCTTGCGGGAAATTATTGGATGAAAATTCTAGTAATACCTGATACACAAATTAAACCCGGAGTCCCTATAGCCCACATGAAGTGGGCCGCAAAAGCAGTTAAAGATTATCTAGGCGAAGGGGACCACGTTGTCCACATGGGTGACCACTGGGACTTCCCATCTCTCTCTTCTTATTCAAGTCGAAGGGAGTTGGAGTCCGCTAGGGTCCTTGAAGATATAGAAGCTGGTAACGAGGCGATGGACTTGTTCTGGAGTACGCTAAAGCGTATGAAGAAGAAGCCAACGTTCCACCTACACGGTGGTAACCACGAACACAGACTTCATCGTTTAATAAATGATCATCCTATTTTGGATGGTGTTCTTTCTGATGAACTATTAAACAGAGATGGATGGAAATTCTATCCCTTCAAGTATGTTAATGAAATTGGCGGTGTTTACTTTACACACTATTTCTATGCCCCATATACTGGACGTGCTTACGGAGGAACTGCTCACAATATACTAAGAAACGTTGGCCTGAGTTTCGTACAGGGTCACAGACAAGGCAAAGATGTTGCCGCTCGTTCACTACCCAATGGGCAAGTGCAACGGGCTCTTATTTGCGGTAGCTGTTATCTGCATCGAGAAGAATATCTCGGACCGCAAGCCAAGGAATCGTGGCAGGGCGTTGTAGTCTTAAACGATGTATTGGACGGAGACTACGACATGATGGAGTTGAGTCTCAAGTATCTATGCAGAAGATACGAAAAAATGGAGTTGGATGACTTTCTAAAGAGGTCTACCCAATGAGTGAATTTTACGAGAACAGTACCCGATCTAATCCAAGAGGAGAACCAATGAGACTTCCCGTCCACCCGAGAACCACAAACCCGCAATTCCATAACGCTCTCCTTAACGCTAAAACCATGAGAGCAAAGCTGGCGGCTTGTTACCATATGTTAAGCCAGACTGGAACGTTTTCGGATGCGCGTCAAGAGGTTTGGGATTTGAGACAGGAGGTTGCTGAATATTTACCGGAGGAAATGAGGAGTGGAGATAAAAAACAAAAGGGGGAAAGGCAAACCGTTCGTTAAAAACGATCCCCGAATAAACAGGGCTGGCCGTCGCTTGGGTAGCCGCAACAAATTTACAGAAAGGTTTGTTGATGCAATGCTTGTTGACTTTGAAACACACGGAGAAGAAGTAATTCAGAGAGTCAGGGAACAGGACCCATCATCATACATCAGAGTGGCCACTGCATTGATCCCCGCGAAGTCGGAGTCAGAGGTTGAAGTTAAAGATTCTACTCAGGAGAATTTAGCGGAGATCGATTGGGATGTGATTACCGGGGGAAAGAGTGCCGATAAAAAAGGTTAAGGGGGGATATAAATGGGGAGATAGGGGCAAAACCTATCCTTCCAAGAAGGGGGCAGCGAGACAGGCGAGAGCGGCATACGCTTCTGGATATAAAAAGAAAGGGACCAAGAAAGGTTACTAAGACGCTTCGGGTGGATGTGGTTTTCTAATCTCTTCTTGAATAAACTTGAGATCGTCTACCCTAAAGTAATGCTGACGCCCTATCTTAATAACCGGAATCTTCGGTCGCACATGAACGTTAAAGAAGTGTTGCCCGACCCCCATACTGAGTCGGGCTTCCTTCATGGTTAATAAGCCTTCATTTATTACCACGGGATGTCATCCCCTCCTTTATCTTGCTTCTGAGCAGGTGCCGGGGAGTCTTCCATAGGCTCTTTTGGTCTGATGGATAGGGATAATTTCTTACTGCCATCAGGCCATTCCCCTACCCATATACTGAGCCATACATCAGCCCGTCCAGTACCGAGCCCGAGTTCATCAAGGTCGATCATCCCATCCCCCTTCCAAGAAGGGGCCTTCGATGGGTCAGGTGCTTGATCTCTCTTATCGTTGTAGCTGAGAGACCCTCTATTGGGTTTATGCTGATATGCCATGCGTTGCTCCTTCATAAAATAATTCAGTTTTCAATTCACCGTCATAAGAAATCAGATTTCTTTTTGGCGGCTCCACTTCATCTTGGACGTATTGCCAAAACTCTTTCAAGTGCGGAAGTATCCATTCAAAGTAATCTACACTTCTTTGGATTGTCCAGATTCTTTGTTCCCTTGGGGTCCATGATTGGAAGAAACATTGTTCGAATCCGGCACAGGCAAGCTGTATTTGAACTTGAGCCATGTGTTGCGGTGAGATTGTAGTATAGGGATCGTTCTGGCGACATTTAATCTCGTGGAGACCCTTTCCAACAAACACCCCGTCAGTACTAGCACCCATCCAAGGGTGCATATCATGCACATGAATACCAACAGGGAAGCTGAGAGAACCCACTGCAATTTCCCCGTCATGTCTCGCGTCATCTTCATGTTCCATCCCGTATAGCATTGGTGGACTAACCTCTTTCGTTTCCCCCATATACTGCTTAAAGCACTTAATTCTGGAGTCATACGATCCCCTAATTCCAGCAGCAGATGCAGCGGTAGAAGCATTCAACAATCCCTTTCTGGCCTCTAGCCATTCATCTGTCCCCTGCTTAACCTTAATTAACACTGTCTGATATTTCCTTGATCGCGTCTTTATCTTCTTGCTGTAACGATAGTTTCTGATCTTGAGTTAATGCTTCGTATGTCTCGCTTAACTTACCGTTACCTTTCTGCGCGGCATCAACCAATGTTTGCACTAAGGCGCTGTATTCTTTTTTCTGTTTAGGCGTCCTAGCCGCTTGCGCTTCTTTCTTAGAGTCCTCTTTCGCCTTTAAGTCACGAGCCGCTTTTTCTTCCGTGCTAATGCCATCAGCGTCTTCAGCTTCAGCAGTTAAAAAGTTAAAGGACATGGCGGAGTATCGACGCAAGTAAGTTAGCAAGGTGCCACAAGACTGGTTGAGATTCATCCCTCTCTGCACTTCAATCTTTATGGCGAACTGGGAAGATATCCATTGGCCAGACGTGTGGGTTATCAGAGTAGTTATACCCATCTGATCTTCAGTGGGGGTCCAAGGTGTTTGCAAAAGGAAAAGACCATTAGCCTTATAGGCATCCCTGATGATGTCCAACACCACCTCTAATGGTGCGTACTTATAGTTGTGCCCCTTTGTTGTTTTCGGAGCGTTGTTAATTAGGTCTAACGATGAATGTAGTGCGGTAGCTATCTGGTCGATATTTTCCGACATGGACATTCCTGAATACACGGGATCGGGGAAACGTATATCGTCGTCTGTTGGGATTCTCATAATAACCTCACTGAAGGATGTAGTCGCTAACGGCCAACTTGTTTAGGGGTTTATTCACTCGCCTTTTGAAAGACTCGATGTCTACGATAAGATCATCTATGGCAGAAATGGCGTCATCAACCTTATCTACTGAGAAATTATCTCTGCAATCTTCAAGATCAGTTTCCCAGTGCTTTAGTTCAAGTAAAATCATTTCTATACTATCACGAATTTCTGATGCCAGTTCTATCTTGTGTTGGCGAGAAAGAACCATGTCACGCACCCTGTCTTCTATTTGCTTGAAGAGATCGCCAGACTTCTCGTTCACCTGCGGCTGATGCCCGTTTATTTGCAAGTGTTTCTGATTCAACAATAGCTTCTTCATAATCTTTTTGCCACTCCCGATAGATGGTTGATGTAAGTGCTGCCGCTTCTCGCTCGGCCACTGTTCCTTTAGCATCTAGAAACGCAAACGACTTCGCTGTTTTACCGTACACCTCTAAAGCCTTAACCTTTGCTTTCGCAAGCGCGGCAGTTACGTCCGTATCGGCCAGCATATTCATGGCCGCTTCAACTCTCTCGTCGCTTATCAAAGCCTTCTACCTCCCGTATCAAAACTGCGTCATTAAAATATTGGCACAATGCCATTTCATCTTCACTCATTGCCTGATCACCAACGTACCTCATCAGGATAGGACGTATCAGTTCTTGAACATCGTTAGGGTTCTCCACGATAAGCATCGTCAAGGTAGCCTTATCCGTGAGGTTCATCGCTTCGGCACGAAGTGTTGCACGGCCTTCATTAAGATTCTCGTCAGCCATAAAATTTGTTCCTCTTTGTGTTTTGGAAACTCTGTATGGAAAGCGTTGTGGCACAGGACATGGAGTGGAATACCAGCACTGTCGGACGCCTTGCCCCCCATCTTCCCGAAGTTCATACCGGGAACGGAAATAGCGTGATGCACGATTAACTGATTGTCGTCCCATCCTTTGTGTCCACACATTGAACATACCTGTTCATCATTAATTAACCACTCTTTGTATACCTTCGACTTCCATGTCGAGGGTTTAGGAATCAAGGCAGCGCACCAAGGAAAGATGTCTGGAGAAGGACAAGAGTTTCCGCGATGCCAACCAACACCGTGGTGCGCCTAACATTTCTCGCTTGCGTATAGGTCATATTCCTGAAGTACCCCGCCCGGCGAAAAGGCTGTCTAAACCTCGCGACCGATATAGGACTCGGTGGCCACATCCCATTCAAATAATCCGTTTCCAAACGATTGCTTTCCTACCTGTTCGTGTTGGTCTTTTTTCCCCAGTGCTTTTGATATAACCATCTTGAACGCCTTTGCGAATTCTACTGGAGATTGTTTGATGGCGACCTTGGAGTGCTATCTCTAACTCATCGCAAGTGGATGGGTTATCTTCCAAGGCACTGAGTACTTGACTGTACCAAGAGTCATTACCTCTGTTAACGCTCTCGTATGCTTCTAGACTTGTATCCTGTATTTTAATCATAGGGGTCACCGCCTCTTTCCAATATTTCTGCACATGAATTGCATATCCCATAATCCGGTCGTAACTTAACCTTCTTACTACAGGCCCTACATACCTTCCAAACAGATTCCCTCTGTACTTCTCTATACCACTCGATGTCTTCATCAGATTCAATTTCGTAGGTCCCGAAGTTATCGTCTATGTAGGTTCTACCAGCCATAATCACGACTACCTCTTCTTACTCGTTCGTACTTTAGTATAACCGAAAAGTTGACATAAGTATATTAGAAGTTTATGGTATAGCCTGTCAGGGACACATAGTGACAGGGGCCACAGGTCACCCGAGTCTTTATCCCAGAAAGCCTGAGAAATCCACGCTCTGACCCACCGCCATTGTCAACGTGGTCCGTGCCAGTAATGCGCCACCTTTCGGGGTGTCCGGTTGAGACCCGGAGGGGAGACTACCCGGTAAGGCCGTAAGGCACGGGGAAGTGGCGGACTTATGGAATGATGAAATGAGAGATACAATAATCAGATGGGTAATTGGAGCGCCGATTGTTTCGGTACTTTTCTGGATAGCGTGGGAAGCGGCCAACAACCCTTATTGGTAAGGAGACGTTATGGAACTGGTAGATGACATTAAGATAGATGATGCTGAGATGTGGAGACTGTTTGATATCTGGTGGGGGAAGTACCCGAAGAAAGTGGCAAAGGACAAGGCTATGGTGAGGTGGGAGAAGGTGATCAAGAAAGAGATGAAGGTTCGTCCCGGCGACTACAGAGTATTCATCACGGATCGTTTGACTGCCGGACTCGATAACCAACTCCGTTATAGGAAGCGCGTATTTGATTCATGCCC